CTGCTGATATCAGAACACGTATTGCTAACTTCTATGTAACATCATCTGACCTACCTATCCAGATGTACCAGGGTGCTGACTGGTATAACACCTACGGTTCATTAGCAGCGATTGTCGAAATAGACTACGAGAGCAACAACCCACGCATCCGTCTACTTAACCCTGTCGGGGTTTATCCGGAAGTAGATCGTTTTGGTCGTACAGTTTCTTTAACTCAAGTTACTAATATTGATACTGAATCGCTAGCAGCGCAGTACCCAGAATTTGCTGAGCAAATCCTTGCTCGCCAGAACTACCAGCCTGGTAGCCCGTACATAAGTATGGTTCGCTACCACGATGCAGAACAAGATTTGATTTACCTACCAGAGCGTAAGAACTTGACCCTAGCTCGCGTACCTAACCCAATCGGTAAGTGCCTTGCTCGTGTCATCACTCGTCCATCACTAGATGGCGAAGCACGTGGTCAGTTTGATGATGTGTTATCTGTACAGCTCGCTCGTGCTCGCTTTGCTATCCTTCAGATTCAAGCAGCAGAAAAGTCTATCCAAGCACCTATTGCTATCCCACAAGATGTGCAAGAGTTGGCACTTGGACCAGATTCTATTATGCGTTCCTCACAACCACAGAACATTCGTCGTGTTGGCTTAGAACTTCCACCAGGGGTCTTTACTGAGTCTGGTGTACTAGAGCGTGAACTTCGTATGGGTGCTCGTTATCCTGAATCACGTTCAGGTCAGATTGACGCATCCGTTGTTACAGGACGTGGCGTTCAAGCGCTACAAGCTGGCTTTGATACACAGATTAAATCAGCACAGGCTATGTTTGCACGTATCTTTGGTGAACTAATCTCAGTTTGTTTTGAAATGGATGAGAGCCTATTTCCATCTGTTACTAAAGTAATTAAGGGAACCGATGACGGAAATCCATTTGTACTCAAATACATCCCATCAAGGGACATTAAGGGAGAGTACGGAGTTGATGTCCGTTATGGCATTATGTCTGGTATGGATCCTAACCGCGCAATCATTGCGCTCCTACAGATGCGTAGCGATAAGCTCGTCAGTCGCGACTATGTTCGTCGTGAAATCCCAATGGACCTAAACGTAACCCAAGAAGAACAGCGAGTAGATATTGAAGAAATGCGTGATTCTCTCCGCGTTGCTGTTGCTCAGTATGCGCAAGCTATACCGGCTATGGCAGCACAAGGACAAGACCCATCTGAAATCGTTACCCGCATTGCGGGTGTTATCCAGGGTCGTCAAAAAGGACTCTCATTAGAAAATATTGTGGAAAAGGTATTTATGCCTGAACCTCAACCTCAAGCACCAGAGATGATGCCAGGTGGTCCACAGCAAGTTCCAGCAGTAGGTGCGGCCCCTGGTCCTGCCTCGCAGCAACCTCCACAAGAACAACCTGGTATGGCCCCTGCTGCTGGTCAACGTCCCGACATCGCTTCATTACTCGCCTCTATTGGCGGCGCAGCATAACTAAGGAGGTGCAATATGAACAAAGGATCACACGCTCCAGCTCCAGTTCAACCAGTAAAGGTTGATACAAAGGCAGGATCTGTTAAGGGTGGCAAGGTAGATTTCGGCTACGCCCCTGCAGGTCGCAAAGGCAAGAAGGCTTAAATTATATTGATGGGAGCACTGGGTTATGAAAGATAATCGTATTGATCGCCCAGTGCATTCCTCAGATTTTCTGGCAGTGCTTGCAGGTTTTGTACATAATCTCGCACAGTCAGTAGAAGTATTAACATCAGAATTATATGAAATTGCTATATACAATTCAAACCACCGCACAAAGATAAATCGTGCGTGGGAAGAAATGGCTCAAGACTTAGAAAGTTTACAGGAGGAACAAGATGGCTAACCCATTAGTAGGACCATCAGGTCCTGGTGCATTTTCTAAGCGTACAGATGTTGGAACACCTGAGATGAAGATGGGTTCAATCGCTTACGGCGAAGGCATAGAAACTGCTGCAATTAAAAGCGGTGCTCCACTCGCTAAGACAGGCAATGTAATAGCCTCACAAGCACCTGAAGTCCCACAGGCTCAAGAACCATTAACATCTTTATATGCTCCATCGCAACGCCCTGAAGAACCAATTACAACAGGTGTTGATATAGGAGCAGGCCCAGGGTCAGAAGCATTAATGACAGCAAAACCATCCGATAAACTTTCAGACACTTTAGCTCTTATGCTTCCATATGATACAACTGGAGAAATTACCATTCTTTATCAGGACGCTTTAGCAAGAGGTAACTAAGTGGCTGGAAAAAACTTAGAAGTAGCCGCTGAAAAAGCCAATCTAAATCCTACACAAAGGAAGCAAGTAGATTCACTTTCAAATTTATTAAACACTCATAAGAACCTACTTGAGTTGCCTGAAAAGCAAGCAGCGCAAAAGTATGCAAATTTACCTGATGATGAAAAAGTAGCATTAGTAGATACTTTTGGTAATAAAGAAGATAAGCCTAAAACTGGCTGGTTTGAAAGTGCTGCTAAATATAGCGGGCTTTATTGGGCTTTAAAGGCTATGAACAAGGTTGCTCAAACTACTGACCGTGCTTACCGTACTGGAGTTATTGCCTTAGAGGAAACTGATATTCCATTTATTACTTCTGGTGATAAGCCTCGTGGTTTAACTAAAATAAGTGAAGCCTGGAAAGCAGCCGGAGAAACTGGCGAACTTGTATTTAACCCAACTAGAATTCAAAAGGCTGAAAAGAAATATGGCGCTGATAGAATTTCTGTTGCAATTAAAGCAGATGCTGGTATGCCTCTTGACGAAATTCAAGCAACTGGTACACCTGCCGAGCAAAAGATAGCAGCAGAAGCATCACAAAATAGAGATCCATTATTTCAAGATGCTATTGATTCTGTTAAAGCTGCAAAGTATTCTCCAGGTCGTGGACTAGCCAATGCTATATTGCCAGAATCTTTAGAAGGATCAGGCCCACTCTATAAAGGAATATCTGGCTTAGGCGATACAACCTGGCGTATTCTAACTGACCCATTTCTAGCATTAGGCAAGGCTAAAAAGGCTTATGATGTTGCAAGCTATTCTTTGTTTAAGATTGCTGGAAGTCCACAGAATGTAGACAAAGTTTTTACAAATAAAAATGTTGTTAATTTCTTTGAAAGTTATGGTTCTGAATTAGAGAAACTTTCAAAGGCTCGCAAAGCTGGAGATATTAAAACAGCAACACAAGCATCAGGTATGCTAAAGCGTATGGCTCCAGAATTTGGTCCTGTAGCAGTTGATGAGTTCATCAAGGCTGGAGTTAAGAATTCTGCTACAGCAAAGAACTACCTCGCTAATCACGCAGACGTTGCTGTAATATTAAAAGGGCAGCCTGCTCGTAGCACACCTTTAATACCTAGACTTGATCTTGCTCGACAAGCTCGCATTGACATATATGCTGGAGCCGATAAACTTTTTAATATTGATAAAGTTGGTCAAAAGATAGTAACTGCTTTGTATGGTAGTGCTCCACAATATGACGATATTATTACAGGACTTACTTCTAGGACCGAACAAATTGGTGCTCTTGAAAGAGGAGTTGGAAAACTCAAAGGACCTACTGGTGTTATGCGTTTTTCTGTAAATCAAATTCAAGGTCGTATAGATAATTTTTCTCGCAAGTTTACAACTATTCCATATTTTAAAAATGGATTCTTTGATGTGGCATCAGCAGATGCTACTACTCAGGTTTATAGAATTGCACGTTTAGCAAACAGCCGCTACCATAGCAAGATAATTGCTGAAGCATTTGATGCTGGAAGTGAAGGTCAACGAAAACAAATATTTACTGGTCTTTGGAATACAATTGCTGAAATACGCGGTGTATCTAAATCCAAAGCAGGAAAAACCTATATGGATGAATTTGCAGGCAAAGGTTTGGAAAAGAAATATGCTGCAGATATTGTCATTAATGGTGTAAACAAGGGAAACCCTGCTCAATTTGGTGACCAACAACTAGCCCTGTTCCCATATCAGCTATCATCTGGTATAGCAGTTCCATCTATTATTGACTTAGACAGATTATCTGCTAGATCAGGTTTGATTAATCGCATTGTTGGTTTATCTCATAAAGGTTGGGTTGATAAATTAACTTCAGGTTGGGTTATCGGAACTCTTGCTGGACCGCGCTTTGCTATTCGTAACGCAACAGAAGATTTAATGATGCACCTAGCAATTGGTGATTCTCCTTGGGGAATAGTCAAGGGCCGTTTACTATCTACGCGAGTACGCATAGGTAAGGGTGTAGGTGGAGATTTAAATTCACTTCAAAAGATAAAGCAAACTGTTACTCTAAATGCCGAAGCTAGTGAACTTGGCGTAGTAAATAAACTAATTCGTAAAAAAGAACTTACAAAATATAAGAATAAAATTGACAATGCCAAATCCGTAGAAGATGTACGAAAGATTATGGCAGAGGCAGTACTAGAAGATAAGTTAGCTTACA